TCATATCCGCACCTCCACCACCGGAATCGAGGGTATTTCGCCCGCCGCAAACCCGCCCGCAGAGGCCTCTATCCGGTCTGTATCAAAGCGCACCGGCACGTCGAATTCGAACCCCGCCGTAACCGGTGCGCCGTCCGCGGGTGCTTGCATGAAAGTCACAATGCCGCTGCTATAATCAACGTTGAAATCAGCCCCTTCGGCCCTGGGATCGCCATCAATCGCCACCGTGACACGCGCCACCACCGGCTTTGTGATCACACGCACCTGTTCCGCCAAACCGGAACGATAGGTTTTCACCAGTTGAAAGGCGCGGTTCGTCCCGTCCCCAATACCTATCCCCTGATCCTCCGGCGCGATTTTCCCCGACGGGCGGCACGATTTACAGTCCGCCCAGTCCTTCCAGCGAAACCCGTAAAGCTGGCCGCCCCGCGCCTCGAAAAACGCGATCACCGCCGCCAGATCATCAAGCGAGCGCATCCCCACCCCCGCATCAAAACGGCGACGCGACTGCGACCAGGGGCTATTGCGTTCCTCGAACCCGTTGGCCAGCGTCACAATTTCCGTGCGCCGCTCCGGCCCGCCGCTAGAGCCAACCGACAGGCTGGCGGGAAATCTGACTTCGTGAAAATCCATGCTCGTCTCCCTCAATTATTGCGTTGCCCGCGCGCAATTGCCCGTCCGATTCCGGCTGCAATCTGTCCGCGCGAGCGTTCAAATCCGGCGACATCGGGCGTGGTCACATGCAGCGTCACATTCACCACTTGCCCGCCGCCGCCACGCACGCCCAGTTTGCCATCCGGCCCACGTGAAAGCGGCATAATCGCTTCGGGTCCGGCCTCGCCCATCAAACCCATCCCGCCGCGCGTCGGAAAATTCACCGGCCCGTTCACCACGCCACCTTGCGCAAAAGCCTGCACGCCCCCGCCCGACATCACCCCGCCTTTTTCAAAGGCCAACATGCCGGACACCAACGACCCGATCCCGTTGCCAATCGCATCGGTCAGCGGCGTAACCGCTTGATTGAACGCCGAATTGGCCATAGAGCGCGCCAAATTCCCCAGTACGTCCGACAGTTTCGCACCGTCAATCACCAGATCCCCGAGCGCCGAACGCAGCCCGGAACTCAAACTACGCCCCAGCGCCTTCGCGTCCTCACTCGCCGAAGAAACCGCCAGCTTCATTCCGGCGAGCTCCTGCTCGAACGCGACCGTCGCAACCTGCGTGCCCGACAGCGTGGCTTCCAGATCGCCCAACACCGCGTCAAGCGTGTTAATATCCGTCACTATTTGCGTCATCATTTTCCCTTTCGTCCGGATAAAGCGCCGCCAGCGTTTCCAGCGCGCCACGTCCCATCGGGCTTTGCGTTTCCACTCCGGCCATCGTCAGAAATTCCGCCGGTGTCAGCGCCCAGAATTCCGCTGGTCGCAGATGCAATCCGCCAAGGCCAAGCCGCATCAAGCGGCCCCATTCAACCTTCATTCCGGCACGCTGAACGCCAGTTTCAGCAACCGCGCCGCCGCCTGCGCCGCCGCCACAGCACCACCGTCAATCGCCATACGCGCCAATTCGGCATCTGCCATTTCCAGCCCGCCGCCGCGCACCCCCGCCCCAAGCAAGGCCAGCAGGTCATGCGCCGAAAATGCCCCGCTTTCAAAGCGTTGTAACATCTCCATCAGGCTTTCGCTCTGCAACGCTTCTTCCAACTCCGCCAGCGCCCCAAGAGTAAGACGCAGTTTATAGCGCCGCCCCTCCAGCCCCAGCTCGACTTCACCATGAAAGGGATTTGCCATCAGATCACCGTAAACCCGAGCGCCCCGGCCGAGGCCAGCGACAGATCATAGGCGGCCTCGCCGTCGTGCTTGCCCGAGTATTCCAGTGTCGTGATCTGGAACGGCCCTTCGATAATACCGAAATTCGGTATCACCACCTGAAAATCCGGCACAATGGCGTCGAAAAATATCTGGCGGGCGCGCTCGTCGGTATAATCATCGCGAAATACTCCCGAGCCGCTGATCGCAGCCGAGCGCACCCCGGCACCGCCCAAAAGCTCTCGCCAGCCACCGGCGCTGTCCAGCGAGGTAACATCGACCGTTTCCGCATTGAAAGTGACCCGGCTGGCCCGCAGCCCCGCAACCGTCTGGAACGTCCCCGTTCCGTCCATGTCGATCTTGATTAAAAGATCTTTACCTTTTTGCGCTACCATTTTGATATCCTTTGCTTAAACAATTTCCAACACAGCGCGAAACCGCATGTCGATCCGCCGCAATTCCGGTGCGATCCCGCGTTTGGCCTCGGCTTTGACAAAGCGTAACGCCACCAGTGCGCCGCCCGAAATCGGCAGGTTTGCGTCAATCAACACCGTCGAAACAGCCGCCGCCACCGCCTTGGCCGCATCAAACCCGTTGGCGCCTGAATGGATGGAAACGCTGAAATCATGCACCGCCCCTTCTGACGTTGCGGTGTTGAACGGCTTTACATTTTCCGGCCCCAACGTGATAAATTCGCCGGCAGGCACCGCGCCGCCACTCGGCAAAGGCGCATCGTAAATTTCGGCCCCGACCAACGCCGTCACGCCCGCGTCATTCACAAGTGCTGCGTAAATCGCGCCCTGCAGCGCACCCGATAATGCCAGCGTCATTCCTTGCCCTCCTCGGCCCAGCATTCCAGCCAGCGCCCGTTCGCATCCTGTTCCGAGACCGCCAGAATCGCATAAATCCGCGCCCCTTCGCGCAACCTCTGATCCGGCTTCGGGCGTCGGGGCGACCCATCAGGCGCGCCGCGCACCACAATGCGCAATCGCATCCTGGAAACGTCTCGCGCGCCGACCACCGTTTCGCGGCCACTGCGCGCATCGACAAAAGCCCAAAGCGTCCCGAGCGCCTGCCAGCCCACCGCGAACCCTCCCTTTCCGTCAGGAGTGTTCACCCGTTCCTCCAGCACCAGTTTCCGGCTTAAACGAAAGCTCATTGCCCGCCCCCGATGCGGATTTCGCGGTGTCCTTCCAACAAGGCCATCACCCCGAAAGGCATCCCGTTCACCCGCCCTTCACCACTGCGGTTTTCGTAATAACTCGCCGCCAGCAGCAACATCGCGTGGCGCAAATCGGCCGGCACTTTCGCCCAGACACCAAACCCCGCCTCAAAGCCGATCACCACCGAACCGTCGCGCGGAATCGTTGGCAAAAATGCCCCGTGCGCCACCAGTTTCGGGCGCACCGCGTCGGGTTCCAGCCGATAGAGCGCTGGATCAACCGGCGCCGAGACCCCGCCCGCATCATAAAGCGTTACATCATCAATCGCGCTCACCGGGGCCACCGGCAGACCTTGGGCGCGCTCTTCAAACCAGCGGGTCAGCCGCCAGCCAAGTTTGCGAGTCAGCAATATTTTCCCGATCCGCGCCTCGATCGCCGCCATGGCCGCACGCAGGCATATTTCCAGCACCGCATCCTCGCTGCCGTCATCGCTAAACCCCGAGCCAATCTTCAGGTGTTCCGCGAATTCGCGCAGCGGCAGTTTTGCCACCGTCGGCGTCGTCAATTCTTCCAGATTCATGTGTTTTTCCTCTCGGCCACACGGAACAGGATCACCCGCTCCAGTTCGCGCCCCGCGTTGGTTTCAATCCGGCTGGTCACCATGTAAATCCGCCCGGGTACGCCACCGGCAAACCGCGCCTTGCTGCATGTGTCGTCGTGATCCTGATGCACCACACGCAATTCGTCTGCCTTCAGAACCGGACGTATGGCCCAGCCAAGATCGCCGGTCAGCCGCTCGCAGCGGTCCAGATAGCCCCGGTTCCAGTCCACCACCAGTTCCAGATCTTTCTCGGGGTCTTTAACGAAATATCCACTCATTTGCGGAATTCTCCTGTTAATTGGCCCCCCGCACCGCTCGAGCGGAGGGAGTCGCAGCAAGCTGGACGATACAGGGGGCCAGCCCGTCCCTTGCGGCACGGGCACCCTCATTGGTCCTAGACCAGCGAGAATTTCAAAAGTTTGATCGCGGCAAAGTCGCTAACATCCCCGCCAATACGTTTGGTGGCATAGAACAACACATGCGGCTTGGCGCTGAACGGGTCGCGCAGAATACGCAGATCGGGGCGCTCGGCGATCGTGTAACCGGCGTTGAAATCCCCGAAAGCGATGGCGGTTGCGTCAGCCGCAATATCCGGCATGTCCTCGGCAATCAGCACCGGATACCCCATCAGACGCGCCGGTTCGCCCGCGCTCAGACCGTCCGACCACAAGAACCGCCCGTCGACATCCTTCATCTTGCGCACGGCCCCTGCGGTTTTCGAGTTCATCACAAAGGTCGCGTTAGCCCGATAGCGGGCACCCAGAGCATAGACCAGATCCACAATCGCATCCGCCGGATTGGTGGCGTTGAAATCCCCGGCCTTGCCGGTTGGAACATAACCGACATTACCCCAAGCCCAGCTCGCATCCGCCACAGCGGGATAGCTCAAAAACCCCGTCGGCTTGTCGATACCGTCGCCGGAAATGAACGCCAGCCCTTCGGAACGCGCAAACTTGTCGGCAATCCGCGCCGCCAACCAACCTTCAACGTCAAACGCCGCGTCATCGAGCAGCCGTTGCGACGCCTTCGGCAAGGCCGACAATTCATGCAGCGGAATCGAAATACGTTCCACCTGCGGCGTGCCGGTTTCAATCTGTGCCGAAGTCTCGCTGGCCCAACCCGCGCCGATATCCGACGTGTCGACCAGAACGTCAAACGCCGTCGATTCCACCTGCACAACGCTGGCAATGGCCCGCACCGAGGACGCCCCGCGCAAAACGCCCGAAATCTGTTCGGCGGTTTGTGGGTCCACCAAATAGCCACCGTCGGCGGCCACGGACGTGGACAGGGCTTTTTCCTCGATCGCCAGACCACGCAGCGCGTCATCATCGCCCGAACGCAAATAGGCCGAAAACGCCTTTTTGTGTGGAACTTCTACTTCGGTCATAGTCGATAGAGCCGGACGCGCGCCGGTCGATTTGCGATCAAACATGTTCAAACGTTTTTCCTGTTCTGTTAGACGTGATTTAATATCTTTCTGGAACGCACTGAATTCGCCCAGAAATTCCTGCATTGCGGCCTTGACTTCGACCGCAGGCAATTCTCCCGCGTCACGGGATTTCATTTCTTTAACACCCATAATATTCCCTAAATTTTAGGCCAGCAGATCGCGGGCCTGTCGAAAAGTCTCGGCAAGGCTCGCTGCCAGTGCCGCCTCGTCTTCCGAAGGCGCAACCCGCGCTTCGGACAGCATCGGAAAGGTCACAAGCGACACTTCCCAAAGATCAATTTCATGCAACAAGCGCCCCGCGCCGGATTTTTCCGACCGCAGCGTGCGATAGCCAATCGACAACCCGTCAATCGCGCCCGCCTTCAACAGGGCCAACGCCTCGCGCCCCGCCTGCACTTCGGTTAAAAGTCGCCCCTTAACACAAAGGCCGCGCCCGTCTTCGAACACCGTATCCCAAACGCCGATTGGCTGGCGCGGGTCGTGCTGCCACAGCATTTTAACCTTGCCGCCCCGCTGTTTCAGCCGTTCCAGAGAGCCGCGATAGGCCCCTTCCTGAACAACATCTCCGCCTTGGTCGCCAACATCGAACAGCGACGCATATCCGGCAATTTCCGCGTTGTTCTGCAATCCGGTTCCGGCCTTGAAACGCAGAAATTTCGTTTCATAATCCGGGGCGGATAATGGTTGATAGCCCATATAAACCCTGTCCTTTCGTGCATCTGAAATGCGCGCAACAATTTGCCCCGTCCCGAATGCGGGATAGAGTGCGCGTGTAACCTGTTGTAAATGCTAATTTACGCCGATGATCTTATAGAGGGCATCGGCAGCAAAGGCGGTGGCAGCCCCATAGACCGCCAGCCACATTCGCCGCTCCAGCCGTTCCAGCATCGCCTCGATTGCCTGCAAGCGCCGCTCTAGCCCCTGCCAGCGTTCCTCTGTCACCCGTTCATGCGCCTCTATACGCGCCGAGGCCGCATCGAATGGTTCGTAAAGGTATTTCGACCCGCTGCGCGTGTTCATATCGTATCCGCCAGCGCCGGCAATCCAAGCATCCGTCGTTTTTCGGCCTGAGTCAGAAAATCCGCCCCCGCGACCGCCCGCCATTGGGCTTCACGTTCGCTGGCCAGTGCCGGAATCCCGTCGAGATCCGGTTTCAAAACCAGCTCGCTATCGTATAGCGGGCCGAGCCAACCGCTCAGCGCCGCCAGCGTTTTAGCCACAAGCGGCAGGATCGTCAGCCGGAAGAAGGCGCGATTGGCCTCTTGATAATTTGCATAGGTCGCATCCCCCGGCAGGCCCAGCAGCATCGGCGGCACGCCAAAAGCCAGCGCAACCTCGCGGGCAGCGCTTTCCTTGGTTTTCTGGAATTCCATATCAGACGGGCTAAAGCCCATCGGTTTCCAGTCCAGCCCGCCTTCCAGCAACATCGGACGACCGGCATTCGCGGCCCCTTGATGGTGGCTTTCCAGCTCTGCCACCAACCTATCATATTGATCGCGACCCAGCGCACCCATGCCGTCCGCGCCCTTGTAAACAATCGCGCCCGACGGTCGGGCCGCGTTATCCAACAGCGCTTTCGACCAGCGCGAGGCGGAATTATGCACATCCAGCGCCTGCGCCGCCGCCTGCATCGGCGACAAACCGTAATGGTCGTCCTGCGGATGAAACGCCCGCACATGCAGCACCGGTGCAAATTCGCTCCGCATATCAAACCGGTGTTTGCGCGCACCTACCTTGTATTCATAGGCCACAGGCCAGCCGTCCGCGCCCGGAATAACCGACATCCGGTCCGAACGCAGGGTAAACAATTCCTGCGGCCGCCTGTATTCATCCGTGCCGGCGGCCTCTAGATACCCGTCGCCCGACAACAGGAACTGCCCATAATAGGCCTCTAGAAGCGCTGCCGCACCCTGTCCGGCATTCGGGCGGGCCAGCAGCGACAACAGCGGATGCGACTCATAGCGCCGCTCTGAATCCTGCAACAGAACGGGCACGGCCGCCGCCGCTTCGGCAATCATTTTCACGCAGCGAAACCCGACCGGATTGCCACTGAAACCGCTTCGAGTCAGGCTGGCCACGTCGCGCGGAGACCACGCCACCCGTCCCGCACCGTGAAACGCAATCACCGGAGCCGCCGCCGAAGCCTTTTGCTCCGGCACTTCCTTGTTAGATCTGAAAAGTTGAAAAACCATTAAGCCAAGCTCCTGTTTGTCGTTGGGGACCGATCGGCCCGAAAAATACTGCCGAATGAACACCCGTTGGCCGTTACAATGCCCGCACTCGGGGGCGCAGAAACGAAGCCGCCGGTTCCAGCATCAAATCCGTCAACGCCCAAACCAGCGCATCCAGCCGATCCGGACTACCTTTGCCGGTAAAACCCGCCGCCCCCATCGCGCACATCTGGTCCTCCAGCTTGGCAAAACCGCCACAGTGGAAAACCCGCCCCTGCTCATAAAGCGCCGCCACCGGTTCCGCCCGAGCAGCCTTGCCACGCGAGGCCCGAACGCCGCGATAGCTCGCCAGCGGGTCAATAGAGCGCACAAGCGTTTCCACCAGATCACCGCCCTGATTAACCTCTGCCACCAACCGTTCCGCGCCGTATTCCCGCGCCTTGGCCACCGCCCGTTCGGCCCACACCTGCGGCGAGCCACGCAAACTTGCATCTTCCAGCACATAGGCGCGCCAGTCCTGCGGCCGCCCTTTCGTCACCACGCCCGCCACGATAATTCCGCATTCATCCGAATGAACGCCACCCGTCACCGGCGGATCAACTGCCACAACGATCCGGTCCAATTCCGGCACATCCGTCCGACACGCATCGAGCGCCGCAAACGACCAGAACGCGCCTTCGACATCGGTTAGTATTTCGCCCTGCAACTCCTGTCGTCCCAGCCTTGAGCCCGCATATTTTTCGGTCACATACTCCAGAAAGCTTTCGGCGAGATTGGCCGCATTCGCCTCGGTCGGCGCCGACGTTTGCACCGTTTGCCCGTCCGCCAACACATCGCGCAACAATTTTGAAGCGCGAGGCGTCGTCGTAACCACCTGTTGCGGCCGCTCCCCCAAACGCAAGCCGAATTGCAACATGTCCCACGCGTCCTGCCCCTGTTTCCACTTCGCCAATTCATCCGACCAGGCGCAATCAAATTGCGGCCCGCGCAGCGCCTCTGGATTCGACGCCGAATAAATCTCCGCCACCGCACCATTGGCCCAGACCAGTCGTTTGCGCCCCGCCTGCCATTCGGGTCTCCGGTCGGGCGGCGAGCAAGCCAGCAGACCCGATCCACCAAACACCATCACCTCGCGCGCTTGCTCGATTGTTTCCCCGACCAGCGCCACGCGCCGACATCGGCCGTTGTCACCGGGGCGCGCGCCCTCAACTTGCGTGCGCACCCATTCGGCCCCTGCCCGCGTTTTGCCCGCACCACGCCCCCCCAGAATAACCCAGGTCAGCCAGTCCCCTTCGGGCGGGCGTTGGTGATCAAGCGCCCAGACCTCGAACAGCCAAGGTAAGGACAGCAACGCATTCGGGCTAAGAGCGTCCAGAAACGCCCCGATCCCGTCCGCATCCAGCGTGCCGAGCAAGGCGCTCAAGGATTTCGCGTCGCGCAT